ATGCCCTATCTTTATAGTAAGATTGGATGAAGACGCGCCACTCGATCCACAATATAAATTCTAGGAGGAATTATGGTTGCAACAAATAAGTTACAGCAGGCGGCACGGAAGATGTCGCCTGATGAGAAAAAGATGGCCACAATCAGTCTCCTTGTAGCGAAGTATGTGGCCATTTCCGAGGAGATCGATTCGAGGGAGGCCGATCTCAAAATCAGGAAAATCGATCTTCGTAACATTGTTGAGGTTGAACTTCCTGAGGCCATGGATGAACTGGGGGTCACGCAATTTCAAACAGCTGACGGCTTAGAGATTGAAGTGAATAATGAGACCGCCGGCAACATCTCTGAAGCCAATAAGGAAGCCGCCCATAAGTGGCTCAGGGATAAAGGTTATGGCGATATTATCAAAACCCAACTAATTATTTGGTTGGGTAAGGGAGAAGATAAGTTAAAGTCAATCGTAACCACGTTTCTTGATAAGAAGAAAATTGGTTACGAAGATAAGGAAGGAGTTCATGCACAAACGTTGAGAGCATTCATTAAAGAATGCCGCAAAAATGGCGTAAAGTTACCCGAAGATCTCTTCGGGTTATATGATTACCGTGTTGCAAAGATAAAGAAACTAAAGAAAGATATGAGTAAAACCAATGAAAAAACAACCCACGCCCGCGCCAGCAAAAAATAAACCGGTACAAAAAGCATCCGTGAAAACGGCTCCACCGAAGGGCACAAAGAATGCTCTGGTGGTGAAAGAAAAAACCGCACCACCAGTAATTGCATCGTTAGCGAATAAGATGTATGCGAATCGTAGTCGAGGACTACAAAATATTACCCTTGATGATGTAGCCATACCTTTCGTATCGATTATTCAATCGGGATCCCCACAGAAAAATCCGCGGCATGAGAAATATATAGAGGGTGCCGAAGAAGGAGATATATTCAACACGGTTACGAATGAATTATACGCATCCGTGGATATTGTCCCTACGGCCTACAAGAAAGTATTTGTGGAGTGGAAGGATCGAAAAACCGGCGGTGGATTTGTCCGTATTCATGATAAAAATTCGGCAATCGTTCAGAATGCAAAACGTAATGAGGACGGTAAGATTGTTCTTAGTAACGGTAACCTACTCGTAGAAACAGCCCAGTTCTTCGTATTACTTGTGGATGTAGATAACCAGGACGATATCGTGGGGGTTCAACGGGCCGTACTTGCATTCACAAGCACCCAACTCAAGAAATCACGGAAATGGGTCACTCAGATGCGTGAGTTAATGTTAGACGGTGATGAGGGATTATTTAATCCACCCATGTTCGCCTATATCTATACAATATCAACACAGAGTGAGTCAAACGACAAGGGTTCGTGGTTCGGGTGGAACATTGAGATAAATAAAATGGTTGAATCCGAAAGATTATTCGATTTAGCCCAACAATATTCGATATCGATCGACGCCGGTGAAGGTCCTGAGGTTGATTATAGTAAATCAGGAATGGACACAGATGTGGTTCCTCCGGTCGAAGACGGCAATGACGACGATGAGCATGACGCCTATTAAATATTAATTGCGTAGTTAAATGTAGTCAGCATGTGTTATATAGGAGAGGGGCCAAAAACCCCTCTCCACTTTGGTGAGGTGGTCATGAATGTAGTCGATAAATTTGCCGCTTTATTTCAGGGGCTCAAACGTGCTTATGGTACGTATGAGATCGAAGAAGAAAAAGACGGTAAGAAAGTAGGGAGTGCAAGAACAATAGTAGGAAAGTATGATAGCAATAATTGGAAAAGTCATCTTAATGGTCATATCGGGTTAGGGATCATTCCGATCATGGACGATAATACCGTGTCATGGGGGGTAATCGACGTAGATCGTTACGATTTAAACCCGAAAGAATTTAGTTGTAGCATTCACACACTTCCTTTTGTAATGTGTCGATCAAAATCGGGAGGCCTGCACATATTCCTATTCACAAAAGAGACCGTGCCAGCATCATTGATGAAAAACAAGTTGACGGAAGCGGCGGGAACACTTGGATTTGGCGGGTGCGAAGTATTCCCTAAACAAACAAAGATAATTGCGTCTAAGGGTGATTTAGCTAACTGGCTAAACATGCCTTATTTTAATGCGAAAGATACCGAACGTTATTGTATCGCGAATGGTACAATACTCTCGGTGGAAGAATTTATTGAATACGCTTACTCGAAGCGTATTACAAAAAAGGAGCTCGAGAAATTTTCGGTACCGGTCGGCGGGCAATCTGACATATTCCCCGACGGTCCACCTTGCATAAATTATTTAGCAAAATTATCGTTCCCAAAGGGATCGCGTAATAATGGTCTTTTTGGTATCGGAGTTTACTTACGTAAATCTGATACCGAAAATTGGGAAACCGTACTTAATGAATGTAATAAAAAATATATGAAACCTCCGCTCAATGTTTCGGAGGTTAAAATGGTAGTTAAGTCGTTAAATAAAAAGGTGTATAACTACAAATGCACCGACCAACCTTGTGTTTCACATTGCGATCGTGCACTTTGTTTAACTCGAGCGTATGGCATAACTGACGAATCTAATCACGTTATACCTGTGGTATCTTCGATCATTAAATTCCTTACCGATCCCCCAATTTATTTTCTTGACGTTAATGGACGAAGGATCGGACCGGTGATTATAGACGAATTGATCGTGCCATTTCGGTTCCAACGTTTGTGTGCACAGGAATTAAATACCATGATCCCAACGATGAAAAGAACAGATTGGGACGGTATGTGGAATAGATTAATGGAGAATGTCGTAAACGTGGATGTACCTTTCGAGGATTCAAACAAGGGACAACTCATGCAACGGTTGAACGAATTTTGCACGGGTCAAAAGATGACATCAAATATCGATCAAATACTTGTTGGTCGAGTTTATTATAATGAGGAATTACTTGAGTATTGGTTTCGTGGCAGAGATTTCCTAGACTATATTTCTACACAATCATTTAAGGGGTTGGACCCAAATGAGATTTACTCCATTTTAAAGAACTATGGTCTAACAAATAATACAATACAGGTAAAAGAAACGACGTTAAATGTGTGGGTTTACAAACCCACGATTATTACAACACCCGTAGCGCCACACATGGAACCGGAGCACCCATACTAATGAAAACAACATTAATCATGGGACCCCCGGGAACGGGGAAAACAACCACATTAGTGAATATTCTAAAAAGTTCGCTTAAAAAATATAAGCCGTACGAGATTGCTTACTTATCGTTTACTCGTAAAGCCGCGTATGAAGCACGAGATCGCGTGATCACACAGGTCACCGGCTTTGCGCCCGAGGAATTTTTGTATATTTCAACGATACATTCGATCACGTTTAACCTCCTTGGATTATCCACAAGGGATATGTTCGGATATGAACATGCTGTTTATCTTGGTAGGAAATTGGGTGTGGATTTATCAAATGTACATAGGGTTGTTGGTGATGATGACCTTCAGGTCGTTTCTTTTGCTCAGGATGAAGGTTCTATCATGTTGGCGATAGATAATTTTGCTCGGATCAAATGTATAACGTTACGCGAAGCGGCTAACCAGTTCAACTCAAGCACTCCGATTGACTACGTAAAACTCGAATGGTTTTGCGAGAGTTATTCACGTTACAAGAAACATAACGGGATACTCGATTTCACGGACATACTCGAGCAATATATTGACCGTGGTATTGTCCCTAAATTGAAGGTCGTGATTATTGACGAGGCCCAAGATTTGTCATCGCTACAATGGCGCGTAATTGAAAAGTTAACTTGTAACGTTGATAAAGTGTATATAGCGGGGGACGACGATCAGGCTATATACGAGTGGGCGGGGGCGGATGTGGACAATTTCCTCCACATCAAAAAAGATGAGTATAAGGTCCTTGGTCAATCATACCGATTGCCGAGACAAATATATGAATATGCGAATCAGATCTCGTCAAGAATTGAGAACCGGTACCAAAAAGATTGGCTGCCGAACAATGACGAAGGATCGGTTTCGTATGTATCAAGTTGCGAGGAGTTACCGCTACAAACTGGTAACTGGATGATCCTGTGCCGTAACAAAATGTTTACAAAAACGTTTGAAAAACATTGTTGGTCGCAGGGTTTTTCATATAAGTCATACAACTTTGATTCATCAAAATTGGAGGCGATTACGGTCGCTAAATATTGGGAAAAGATGAGGAATGGTTCGGCGTTGACGACGGATCAAGCGACATTGGTCTATAAATATCTACGCCCAGGTACGGGCGTGGACAAAAAATTTAGTAGAAATTTGAAATGGCGGCAGGACTTGCCGCTCACGATGAATAATCTCGTTGAATATTATGGACTATTAAAGACTGAGATATGGCACAAGTCGTTGGAGAAAATAAATCCAGGACTAGTATACTATATCATTGGTATGTTACGGCAAAAGGAACCGACAAATCACTATCGGATCCTGATCAGCACGATTCATGCCGTTAAGGGCGCAGAATGTGACAACGTGGTTGTGTGCCCTGATATGACGAATATGACCCATCTTTACATGAACAAGGATCATGCACGAGAAGATCGTGTCTTTTATGTGGCAACAACGAGGGCAAAAAAAGCTCTCTACTTATTATACCCGAAAAAAGAGCGCCATTATACGCTCCCGTAGAAAGGAGAAAGAAGATGACGAGGAATAGCATGAATAAGGAGCGACAAATTATTGATACGTGCCGATTATTAGAACAAATATTGGGGTTAGACCATGGCTTAATTACTAGTGATATATTTAACATGATTAGTATTCTAATTATAGGAACATTTTATTCAGAAGAAATATCAGAAGAAATATACAAGTTGGCTGATGTGGTCGAGGAAACACTCGACCAAGAATTAGAAATAGCAAAATCATGGAGGTGACACATGAGCATATCATTGAAAGAAGCTAAACGTTTAGTAAAAGAATTAGATGAACTTGATGAACTAACTGATTGGGAATCACGGTTTATCGAGTCAATGGTTGATTGGGTGATTGAACAAAATCGTCACCCAACAGAAAAGCAATCGAATATATTACAAAGAATGGAGGAAGATTATTTATGAGACACATATTCGCCAAGAATGTAAATTATGCCTTCGTCGAAGGTATAACCTTAATCGGTAAATACCATATAGAAGTAGCACCGAGAGGTATGAAGACGTTTGAATTTGATTCACCCGTTGTTACACAATACCAATTTCCATGCGAATGTATATTATTCAACCGGTTCCGCCAGATTAATCCATTTTTCCATTTCTTTGAATCATTATGGATATTGGCAGGAAGAAATGATGTGGAGTTTCTTCGTCAATTTAACGAAAAAGTTGTAGACTTTTCTGATAATGGTGGTCAATTCCATGGAGCCTATGGATATCGATTAAGAAAACTTGAAAGAATAGTTATTCCGTCGTATAAGCGCACTATAATAGACACTATAACGATCAAGAGAGATCAGTTAGTCGAGATCGTAAAACTCTTGAAAAGAGATCCTAGTTCTCGGCAGGGGGTTCTTCAAATATGGGACCCGATAATCGACTTGAATGTCGAATCATCCGATATTCCTTGTAACACGACCGCCTATTTCAAGATACGAGGCAATTATTTAAATATGTCCGTCTTTTGCCGGTCGAACGATCTCATCTGGGGAGCCTATGGTACAGATTGTGTGCAATTTAGTACCATACAACAATATCTAGCCATGAAGTTAGGATTATCTGTAGGAACGTATCACCACTGGAGCGATAGTTTACACGTGTATATCGAACGACCAGATTGGGAATTATATAGTAGTATGGCTGAATGTGGACGATTACTCGCTGAGGATCCATATTTAACGGGCGACATTATTCCGAGATATATAATTGGTGACGCCGATCAATTCGATCTTGATATGGAGTTATTTTTTCATATATGGAAAGAACTTTGTGCTAATATCGACCACATTTATGGAATAAATTTATGCCCTGGACCCATGAGAAACGACAATTATGAATGGTACCATGACCTAATCGACCGTTTTGATCATCCATATTTTCGAACAGCCGTTATTCCAATGTTCGTTATGTGGCGATATCATTTATGTTGGAAGAAGTACGGTAAGTTACCGAAACATCATACCCCGATTAAGGATTTACTATATAGTCATGATGACTTAAGGTGCGATTGGATACTGGCCGCCGTAAGGTGGCTATTCAAGAAAGAACACAAAGAGGTTCTTCATGTTGACGATTGGATTTATTCTAGTAATTATCGTAATAATTTTTTGGTGTAGTATTGGAGGATTTTTCTGTGGTCAGGTTAATGTATTATGTAACAGTAAAATAATAAAACCTGACAAATATATGTATGTTTTTTGTATTGTCCTTACGCCATATATACTAGTTCATCGTATTGGAGTATATTTAAATGTTAAAAAAGAAGAACGGAAAATTGATTTGGAGTCCAACAAAAGATCTACCAGACCTTTCGTCGGCAAGGATGATCGCAGTGGATACGGAGACCTATGATCCACATCTATTGGAGAATGGTCCGGGAGGATATCGCGGTGATGGACGATTATTAGGAATATCGATCGCCGTGGATGGTTGGTCATGCTACTTGCCGTTAACTCATCCTGTAATCGGTAACGATTATAACATGGATATTAATACAGTAAGAAGATGGTTTAACGATCAAATGACGAGGAGGAATCAACCTAAGGTTGGGGCCAGAATTATCTACGACCTCGAATGGTTGGACTCGTCGGGGTTTGAACTTTCGGGACCATTTTATGATGTCCAGGTCGCCGAACCATTACTAGACGAATATCGAAAGACCTATCACTTGTTGGGTCTTTGTCAACAATATCTTTCGGAAAAAGACTGGAAGATCACGAATCAACTTGAAGTCGATGCCGAACAATACATCGGTAAATTTAAAGGTGATGTAAGAAAATATTTGTGGCAATTACCTGCCGATGTTGTAGCTCCATACGGCGAAATGGATGCTATAAGTACGTTGAAGGTATTCAAGAAACAATTTCCATTGATTACATCTCAAGGACTTGACAATGTATTTAATATTGAAACTTCACTCATTCCTATGCTCTTGGAGATGAGGAAAAAAGGAATACGGATTAATATGAAGAAAGCCAAGAAGAATATGGCGGTATTACAAGAAAGTGAACGTGACGCCATGAAGGAGATCAAAGATCTCGTCGGTTGGGAACTAGCTATCCGTTCCCCTGATGATCTTCAAAAAGCATACGATAAATTGAAGATTGATTACCCGCTCACGAAGAAAACAAAAAAGGCTTCGATCACGTCGGATTGGTTACAAAATCAGGACGATCCGTTATCTTCACTTATACTCAAGACTCGACGGATTAATACGGCATGGAATAACTTCATTGAGAAGGGGATATTCCAACACGTTTGTGATGGTCGTATTTATTGTACCTTTAATCAACTTCGTAGCGATGAATATGGCACGGTATCAGGAAGATTCTCGTCTTCCCAACCAAACCTACAACAACAACCGGGAAGAACGGAATCATTCTCAGAACAAATTCGTGAATTGTATGTTCCGGACTCGGGGGAGCAATGGTGGCAAATTGATTGGTCACAAATAGAGTACCGGTTCATGGTCCATTATGCCTACATCCGCGGACTAAGAAAAGCAAACGTGGCCAGGGATAAGTATTGTGATAATCCCAAGACCGACTTCCACCAAATGGTCGCGGATCTTTGTGGGATCGACCGTAAACCCGCAAAGAACATCAATTTCGGGTTGGCCTACGCCATGGGCAAGTCGAAGTTGGCCGTAAAACTTGGCCTTCCCAAGGCCGAGACTGATATAATCTTCAAGAAATATTTTGAGGAAACTCCGTTCATCAGTTTATTGTTGGAGGATGTGGGAAAAAGAGCGGACGCAAAAGGATACATCACCACGATTCTCGGTCGTCGGGCGAGGTTCGACTTATGGGAACCAAAGGGAAATTACAAAGGTAAGGAAGATTACAAGGAACCGTTCAATCATGATCTAGCCGTGAGCGCGTACGGGGAGAATGTCGTACGGGCGCGCACGTACACGGCACTTAATCGTCTTATCCAAGGATCCGCGGCTGATTTGATGAAGTTGGCCATGGTAAAAACTTATGAGTCAGGTGTGTATGGGATTCTCGGAATACCAGGAATCACGGTCCACGATGAACTCGACGGGTCCATGCCGAAAACAAAAGAGGCTAAAAAGGCCCTCATGGAAACGGCCAACATCATGGAGACATGTTTAAAACTCGAGGTTCCAATCGCTACAGATGTTGCGATAGGTCCAGATTGGTACCATGTAAAGGACATAGAGAGATGACAATAGAGCATGTTTTGTGGGGTATTATATTATGGTCCGCATTAATAATTATAACTGTATCAGTCGTGGTTGAAGTTGTCCACGTTAAACGAACAACTTATAAAATTGTCATGGCCGTATCAAGCATAATCCTAGGATTATTCGCCTTATTAGGTTTTATACTTTGGTTGATTGCTATGGGAGAGTATTATGTTTAACACGGAAAAGGACTTGAATCAGTTTTTACAAACTAAATTGGCGAGTCAAGCTCGATTGTTGCATTGGCAACGAGTAGAATCGTCCATCGGATCGGGAACCCCTGACGTCAATTTCTGTATTGACTCACATGATTGGTGGATAGAGTTAAAAGTGATTTCTCTTAATACTATCACAAGAGAAACACAAATAAAGGTAAAATGGCGACCTGGGCAGGTCGCTTGGTTAGTGAATCGGATCAAAGCCGGTGGGAACGCTGGTGTTATGATCGGGGTAACTATTACTAGAGTAAATATGTCATCGTTGATATTTGTAAGATCGATCGAAGGGATTTTATCCCTTCGAGGATTTATTTCGATAAAAGATCTAATGAGTATGGATGGTGCCTATATCATGGATATTGAGTTACCTCGATTTAGCAACCTATTATATAATAGATTAATAAAGGAGAATGAGTATGATCAGTTTAACAAATTTGTTGAAACATCAGGAAGGGATAAAATTGCAGGCGTACAAGGACAGTCTGGGGAATTGGACGATCGGGATCGGTACGTTAATCACCGACCCAGTCACCATCAAAGAACTAGACAAAGGAAGAAAGATAAAAATATCAAAAGTAGCAGCGGAATTTCTGTTACAAAAGGGAATAGATGAGGCGGTTGGGATTGTCAGCCGCTTTCTTGGCCCCAAATTTAAGTTAAGCGGCTATCGTCTTATGGCCCTACAAAGCATGGCTTATTGTATGGGCAACCGGTTGCTTCAATTCGAAAATTTATACGAAGCATTATTTAATGGCCAGTATAAACAAGCGGGTAAAGAAGTGCTTAACTCAAAGTGGGCAAAAAAGCAAGCCAAAAATAGAGCCATGGCTACGGCTTATATGGTCGAATACAACAAGCTTCCTAAAGAGTATAGATTCTTGGAGAAAAAATAATGCCTAAGAAAGCAAGAATTGACCTTATAATAAAAGAATTACAAGGGGAACTGCGATTTATTAATTGTAAAATCGATAAATCGCTACAAAATGCGTCAAAAGATTTACATCAACATATGACGGAGGCTCTCGATAAGGCTTACGCGAAAGGACTAGCAAGAGCACTTGAGATAGTACAACATCACGGTATCCCACCAACCATGTAATAAAAAGTTGGGTAGGACCAAGGAGACAGCCTAGAGATAGTCCTACCCAATCAAGTCCTTACGGACTATGTGCAGCAAGAAGTTTAATTTGTATCCATTGTCGATGGTGGTACACCTTTAATCAATGAGCTTCCCGCACTCACCGCACTCCTTCCACCGATCGCGTTCAATCCAAATGCTACACCGTTAAATACTACATCCTTAAATGTATAATTATCAGGTGATACGATAAACCAAGAAATAAGTACCCCTAACACGCATGCAATAATAGGGAGTAATTTATTATTTACGAGAGTTGGACGTAATTTTAACGGTTCAAGAATAAGAGCGATAATGACCCCTATCGTAATAGTATTGTTATCAAGATCCATGATGCTACTCCTTTATTTTAATGTATGGTTCACTATTCTCTAAAAAGGTATTCATTACACCCTAAACTACCTCCGCAGGTTTTCATCTTTTCCAAAATAAAATTCCTTTTCCGGAAAAAATATAGTATTTCTTCCGGTTTTGCCACCTCGAAAGGGTATCCACCTACCCAGTCCACCATATTATGCCATCGACTCATCCCACGGTTCATATCGTACGTGGACCATGAGCGAAGATAATTAATTCTTGAGGAAATAAATCGGCGTGGTGAAAAAAACAAAGATAACGGATTAAAAAAATACATCAACTCTCTAGGAATCATCACGAAAAATATAAATGAATTTTGTAAAAATAATGGCAATTTATTATATGTCTTTTTAATTATATGCCAAAATTTGCTCCATCCATTTTGATCGTTATAAATTGATATATAAAGTAGTCCGTTAGTTTTTGCCAAATTGGTAACATTAGATAACGCTTGCCACATGTTACCCGTATGATGTAAAACACCCCAGGAATATACCACGTCATATTTTTCCAAACTCGTCAAGAAACTCTTGTCCAATATCGAACCCTCTTCTATAGTCCAAGAATCATCATTGGGGAAGTATCTATTTTTTAATTCTCTTGTGCATGCGACTGATTGTAGGTCATAATCAAAAGAACATACTTTAGCGCCTAACCTGCGAGCGGCCAAAGAGAAAGCACCACTACCAGAACCAACATCAATAAAACTTTTTCCTTTTAAATCACTAACATCTAACATGTCTTTCAAAGAGTTTTCGAATTTTACTATTCGTTCCTCATTTAATAACAATAAAAAGTGCTTCCAATTTTGACCAAAAGCGAAACGTTCACCTGAGCATATCTCCTTATCGATACTAATCATAATAGTTTTGCCTTTTCAATTAATCCTTTAATTTAACATCACTATTGATGTGTAATTCACCGTTCGTGATTTCACACGAACGTAATAAATCGTTATAAATCAAATGATCGGCCTTAAGATCGACCGTTTGAACGCTCCCACACCCAATGATTACAATGAGACTAAGTGTGGCTATAAATAATTTAATTTTGGAACAACAATTTGAGATCATAAATAAACTCCGTGACTCCTGTAATATTAGCCGTAGCCCCTGTTAATCGGAACTGCGTAGGTACGGCAGGTACCGTAAACTCTATTGTAGCACTTCTTGGGCTCTCGATCATAACCGAACGATCCGTACCTCCGCGAATATATGACGAAACTGCGACCTCATATCGCCCGGGAACGAACGGGAGTGATACTTCCTTCACTCCCTTACCCGTTACGGCCGATTGAATCGGCCATGTGGTCGAGCCATATCTTCTCGCATATACTTTGTAGCCATCCACGATCTCATCGCTCGGGCAATCCCACATAAACTTGATTTCCGTTGTGATGGCTAATGCTGCGAAAACTACAAACGACAATAATACATTCATAATAATTTACCTCTACTTCAGTATGGCGGCTTCCAATACGGATAGCCGTTGTAAAATTGATTCTTGATTATACTGTAACATCATGAGTAACTGTGACATGTTCACGCCCGTTACTTTACCGTTCTCATTGTACGATTTTAATTGGTCAGGAAAATCGGGATCTTTGATATCGACCCCAAATTGGTCCTTACGATTAGGGTTTGTTTTTGCTTGTACCCAATAGGCATGAGCCTTCGTGTATTCTTCTGGTTGGTCTACATAATCAGTTTCAACAGGTTCCTGACCGACACGCCAGTCGAATTTAATCAATTTAACCTTGGCTATTTTTTCAGGTCCTACCATCTCAAGACCGGATTGCTCAGTCGGTGGCATAACAAAATTTAAGTATCCAACTTCGCGAATGTTTTCTTTTAACCCGGGATCCGACCATAGATCCCATGATGTAGCAATCGGGTTTGTGGGCGCCCCTGAAGAAACTGTAATCACATTCAATATTTCAGTTTCCGTTGCATATCCGACTTTTGACGTCGGTGAACTCGACGCGATCAAAACATCGTTGGCAAGTGGTTGATTAATCCAATTCATTTTACCTGTTTGACCGGATTGAATATATGGTTGAACAAGTCCTGGACCAAATTTATTACCATTAATATAACCTGTCGATGGACTTGTTGAATAATCATCATAATAAATTCCCGGTGACGTACCGACATCATCACTGATAACATTATTTGCAATTAAAGTTCCAGTTGAATTTTGAATATCTATTGCAGCCGTATTTGTGGCTGCTCCGTTATTAAGAATGTAATTATTTAACAAACAAGTATTAATTGATAAAGAATTATCTCCTATTTCAATACCACTAAGACTATTATTATAAATATAATTACCAATCACAAAAGTATAATCGGCGCCATCCCATATACGTATACCTGCTAAAGTATTACTATAAACATAATTATTTTGTATACTATTATACTTGCCATTTATAATAGTAATACCTTCTTCGGTATTAGAATATGATACACAACTATTGATAGTTATGTTATCACTACCTGTAGTTGTTGCAATCCCGATACCAGTATTATCTTTTGCAACACATCCGGTTAGTTGATTAAAATCTCCTGTTATTTGAAACCCATCATTAGTATTATTTCTACTTGTACAACCGGTGCTAGTTGTAAAACCATCTAACTCAAAACCATTTGCCGAGTTACCGTAGGCCATACAATTCGATAATGAAATATATACGTTAGCATTCGTATTTCCTACAACAAACCCATCTACTGCTCCAACAGCTAAACAATTTATTAATGATGTTTCTTCGGATACTCCTATAACATTAAATCCGGTTGTAATACAAGAAATTGCAACACAATTTATATAACTATTTCTTTTTGTGGTATCGGCCATATAACCGGTAGTACATGCGTATGCATAACAATTTTGCCATAATACAGGGGTAAGTTGTCCTGCATCTGGACTACTAAATCCTTGGTTAAAATTCTCCGTCCAAACATGATCGACTACCGTATAATATGCACGACTAACGTCGATACCAAAATAATATGCATTTGTTCTCCATGCAGTATTACCTATTAACTTAAAATCTTTTAATAAACATCCGGCCATTAAAGTTGAATCCCAATCGACACATATAATACCTGGGGTCGTAGATCCTGGCGTAGATGTAGCAATTAAAGCGGTAGAAAAACCACTACCAACTAGATTAATATTCGGTGTAGCTAATCGAATAATACTATTTAAGTTAAACGTTCCCTCAAGTAGTTTAACTGTACCGCCTCGCTTTCCAAGAGAGTTAATGGCGGCTTGGATCTCAAGGTTATCCGCCGTACCATCACATATATAATCCGCATAAATAGAATTACTAGAATCCGTGGCCGCTATAATGATCGTCTCGGCCGCGTGCCATGATCCTGTGGCCGTACTATTAATCCATTCGGAGCCATTATATTTGAGGACCTCATTTGTGGAAGGTCCGGTAAGTACGACGTCCGTAAGATCGTTAAGGGCGGAAGCACCCCCACCACCGGAAATATCATCGCTCGCTTCCCAAATAGTAGCGTCTGCGTTCCACTTGAGGACTTGGGTGTTAGACTTATTGGTCGCGGAAACATTTGTGATATCTTCCATGGCCACGGATCCGGGACCACCGGATACATCATCACTTGCCTCCCAAATGGATTCTCCGGCATTCCATTTAAGGACTTGGGTATTAGACTTATTGGCCGCAGAAACATTTGTGATATCTTCCATGGCTGTATACCCAGGACCACCAGAAATATCATTACTTGCTTCCCAAATACTTGCACCCGCATTCCATTTGAGGACTTGACCGACGATCTTTTCGATTTCAGATACATCGGTGATATCCCCCATAGCCACACTTTCAAGTCCTGTTAGATCTTGACTCGCTTCCCAAATTGATTCGTCGGCATTCCACTTGAGAACTTGGCCGACGGACTTGTTCGCCTGTGAAATATCGGTAATTATAGTTGTAGCCACACTCGGTAATCCAATATCGTCACTCGCCTCCCAGATGTTTGCTCCGGCGTTCCATTTGAAGACTTGCCCGACGGATTTATTCGCCTGTGAAATATCGGTAATTATAGTCGTAGCCACACTTGTTAAACCAACATCATCACTTGCCTCCCAGATGTTTGCTCCGGCGTTCCATTTTAATGCATCTCCGACCACCTTATTCGTAACCGAAACATCAGGAATATCATCCAACGAGTTTAATGGCGTAGCATTATTCGGAAATTTTGCTACAAATGCGGGTATATCCGAGTCGAACATGGGGACTGTCCCTGACGCCGGATTAATGATATTGAACGGAGTACCATTAATGACCATTGTGGCTGCAAGAATTTGATCCCCCGTTATATCTCCTGTAGCATTAATTACGTTCGCTTGGAATGTTCCCGTAATATCAGCATTCCCGTTCCATAAACGACGGCTCGTTTGAGCCATGACAATTTGGGAAACCATTAATACAAAAATAATAAACACATATTTTTTCATTGACCTATCTCCTATGCTCCATAATAAGCAATCTCTACGTTATCCGTTCCAACCGGAATTGCATCCAAATATTCCGGCGTTATTTGATCATAAGTTCCCGAACCGGGTGACGATTCTGTAACCTGATAATCCTTACCACTACCACGACGAAGTCGAAGTCCCTGAACATAAACTTCTACCGTCGTTGGATCCACATTCGCCCCAATTGGGAGTACGATCACAGCCCCAAGACCATCCTTAAAAGCCACAGTTTTATCGATTGGAATCGCGGACCCCGATCCTACGGCCGCAATTCCTATCACATTTGTTCCATCACAATATACAAATTGCGCTTCGGTAGGGTTAAGTGTAACCCCCGATCCTGCGACCGTTTTAATAATCACATCAAAATCTGTGCCGTTGTGCCATAGCATATAGGCATGATTATTATTAGGAACGATCAAATTGACGTCGGCGCCAAGGGCGCCCGAACATTTGATCACAAGACACCTGATCACCGATGTGGCCGTTGGGGTCACATTCCCTGATAACCCCGTAAGATCTACCGTCAACAGTCCCGCAATCGCCCCATCAAATATTTCGAAGGCCTCGTTTGCGGTGACCTCCTTTTGGTTCTGTGACTCCTCAATCAGAGTTACCGCTAAATTTGTGGTTGTACTCATTATACTATTGCCTCCGTTCCATATCCTCGATCGACAATTGCACTTATTTGATATATGATAAGGGAGACGGGATCTCCCGGTGTTAATCCATCTGAAGTTTGATCCGCGGCCGAATATGTAATGGTCGGGGACGTGGCCACAATATTGCGCAGGACCGTACCCGTGGGCCCAATAATTTCAATGTCATACGATTCCGACGACTCACCCAATATCACGGTTCCACTCGCATTAACCCAATCACCCGCTATTCTCGTACGTCTTTTCCATGTGACCGTTAAGTTATTTGAACCGTCACGTGTTCCAAATATGTAGCATGGACTGTATGGCATAAGAGGTTCGCCGATCGAGGCCACATCCACAACAGGTGCGTCCTCTAAATGTGAACCGATCGAAACTCCCTTGTAATACCGGTGAGCATTAATCTCTGCCGGCAATAAGTTATGTTTAAGGATCGTATAGGCGTCAAGTAAAATAAATGTGTCACCCGCGACATGTCCATCAATAAAATAGTTCGATCCTCTCCGACCACGAAGTAGGTTTGTAAGTCGGTATAAATTTGTCCCAGTTAGAGTAGCGGTGGTGAATTGAATCACCTCCCACCCCGTGCCGCATTTTAATAATGCGGCATTCGAACCGTTAAGAACCTGTAATTCCGTCTTTGATTCCAACGTCCCCCTTACAAGAGAGACATCGAGATATTTGTAACGTTCCCACGTGGCCCATTGATTTGACGTGCCGAGGGCATTCATCGCATGACCCCACGTTACCGAATGTAACGCAGTAGCTATTTCATCGTACAGTTTATTGTCCTGTGATTTGAATATGACCGCCCCGCGCCAACCCGTCAAGTAAGAACAAGCAGCAAAGTAGAGCGTTGGGGCCGATCCGCCGTAATCGTCGAAATCGCGGAGTAAGTTGGTATTGAGCGGAATCAATTCCGTCGGACCAACAAGTTGTAGCGTGTTAGTCAACAACGTTGACCCACCAAAACCCTCTAGTAATGAGGTATAGTTGTCGGGGTCGTTGTGTGATACTTGTAACTCGATCCCCAGACCACTTCCTACCGTCGCTTTTACAACCCTCACCGTATAAGAGGTTGTGCCGATCGTCAGGGTTCCCACATCCGATGGATCGATTAACATATAATTCGGCCCAAGACGAAGTTCATGTCCGACTCGCTCATTCCATATATGATAAAGATACTTGGCCGCAATTTGTTTGGCCTCGCTCGGAGTAAGGTCGATCGCTAACTCGATCGATTCGACCTGAGTCGATTTTACCGTATCGGCATGTCTCGCATGCCTTGCTACATTTTGTTGATAGGCTCTTTGACGATCGATAAAAACAACATCGAATTCTTTTGGGAGTTGGGATTCCTCGACTTGAATCTCGGAGTTCTTGACGTCGGACTCGACCCCAAGATCGTCTTCATCGATCGTAAATGAACTTGCATCGCCAAGTAGATTAAATTTTATTTTCCAATCGGATTCTACGCCATTCACAAAATAGCCAAGAAGTAACGGCATGATCGCAGATTTTGCACTCATTTGGCGACCGATAAGATATCCATACACATTAATAGCAGTTAAGTCAGTTACATCGATGTCCGCGGCCACTAACTTCTTTGATCGTACGGCCATGTCGGTGATGACATCATCTAATGTTTCCGGTAGTCCCGTCAATCGATCGAGATAACATCGCAGAATAGTATCATGAGTATAAGGTGAACCAAACACGGACGAATTATCTGCACGCCAAATCGATTTCGATTCGTCGTCCCAATAAATGTCACCAATACCACCATAAGATGTACCCCAATTCGACCATGAATATGGACCATAGATCACCTCAAGAGTCGAGGCTTTTAAAATTGTGGCGCCAATATGACTGGCGATAATGATATTACCATTTTGAACACCAATACGAGAGTTCGTTCTAAACTGAGGATAGTTCGGAATATCAGTAGAAGTTGCTGTAGCAATAACCGACATGTCCTCGATGTCCCATTTAATTGCGGCTATACCGTCATAGTCGTAGGTTTGTTTGCTTGCAAATATAATTAATGAATGATCATCAGGATAATAAATAAAACTTGATGGTCCGTGAGGTAAGTAAGCGGTTAAACTGATAATTCCATAAGCCCCCGTTACCACCTTTGGTGTACCAAAATATGTGTCTTGATCCGAATTATCCACAAGTATAGCGGATACGCGGTATAGTCCTGCACCGCTCGATGCTCCTGTAGCACCTATAATTCCCAAAACCCAAATGATCGAATCTTTATCGACAACCACATCAATCGGGCTATACCCACCACCGAACCATGATGAATTAAATGAGATTCTGCCTAAATAACGAAGGTCGTCGAGTGACTCGTCCGGTTGTAAATCGCTTGTATCGAGAGCCATAAGATTACGCGAAATAAAATCAATACGTCCACCATAAAAATATGAGGCTACAATCAATACTTTTTCATACCCAACGAACTGTGGCATATTTGCTGCAATTGAAATACTATGTGCTTGTATACACCACCATGCCGAAGCGTTCCATTGATTAATTAGTCCGCATTCGTCGATAATCTCCAATGTATTCGGGTCGATCTTATAATATTTATCGGTTTTAGTATCCACATCATCTTGACACCAGATAAACCCCTCAGGGTCAATCGATAATGTAGTACTATTTAATGAAATACTTAACGTATTATATGCGACCTCGGCATTCGTTGTAATATTAAATTTTGAAATTTTATTCCCACCTACCACATATATGTACGGGCGAATAGGATCACGTATAAAACAATTAGTGCCTGGATATGTTATTCCCGCGTTTGTCGGCCAAAATCGTTCCGACGGATATGACACGGCGCCGTTAAACGAGATCGTGGCTTCAATCAATGGGATTCTACCGCCATATTCTGTCAGATCAAAATCCTCAAATACTACATACACGATCCCACGATATGCGGTCGCATTCCCTACGCCCTTGATCGACTCGATCGTCGAATCAGGTTCCTGGGTCTCAGTTCCCTTGTAAAATTTGAACCGCACAGGTTTTGTAACATTTGTCTTAAGGTCACCCGAGTTTGTTATATCATAAATCAACTTTCCATCACAATATAGTTGTAAAAGATCGTATGCGGTCCTACCCGCAAAAGCAACCGCAAACGACTTGCTATATGTATATGTAATTTGAGTGGCGGAGGCACCTCCCTTTCCTCCCACTTTTTTCTTATTGACCGTTTCATTAAGTTCCGTCGACCAAATCACAGAACCCGCCCAACGGTGTGTTCCGTAACCAATCGGCAAAGGTGTCCCATAATCGGCAGTTTGAACTTTATTATCGGTTACCCGTGGACCATACATAGTTTGGTGTGGTGAAAATAACCATCCACCCAACATGGCGCCGGCAACCCATCCTACAGGTCCGACCCCAAATTGAGATCCTACGGCCGCTCCACCTACCGCTAACAATAATTGTGCCATTATAGGACTCCATTAAAACTATAGCATTCACGTGCCAGGTTCATCCATCTCTCGTCAAGATGATGTTCCACCACCATCCCACGAGTAAATAGGGCATGGATAATTAAGTTCGACCCACAATAAATACCCACGTGACATGGATATCTAGGTAAAGCAAAAGTAAGAATATCACCCGGTTGTCTCTCTTGTAGATACTTATGTACAAGATTTGACCTTAATTCGTTCATGAATATATGGCGATCGGGCGATCTTTCATACGCCACATAGTCATAGTTTGTTAAACCAAGATCCTTACCGACACATATTATAAGTCCAATACAATCGATACCGTTACGACTACGACCCTGATGAACGAACGGAGTTCCAATATAACATTTCGCGGCCTTAACGATATCATCTCGTATGATCATGCTTTTGCGTCCGGATATTCATAAAGAGCGTCCCTGCCGATTACGTCAGGACACCCCCTAAAATTGACATAATTACTATAGGCCTTACAAGTAACTTCCCTCTTATCACAGCCCTTCCAAATATCTATCGTATCACCGTTCGCAATCGTGAACGGGGCCAACGTATACAAAGAGACTGTACCGTCCACGGTCGAAGTTTTAATTTCGTATGTTACACCAAGGTTGGCGCCTGATGTAAATGTAACTTTCCCCTCGTCAAATACGTTAGCGGCTGAGTATATAATCCCCGTCGTCGTGAATGTTTTCTGATTCACGGCTACGTCGATTGCCCCCGATTGTTTGACGAGGGTTAAATCGTACCCACATCGGGTGTCGCCAAAATCGGCATCACATTCGGGACTAATGAGTCGTAATATATTTTGATCAAGAGCACTAGCAAGTCCCCTCAAATCGGCGATATACTTATCGTCCTCCATCCTTATCTCACCGATCCATCCTCTCTGTAATTTAATAATTCCCATGGTGAGATCCGCCCAATTGACCGTAAATACATAAATAGCCGCGTTCACGTATTTTTGAGCACGAATGTCATTCGCCGTAATGGCGGCGCTATCAAGGATGCTTGTAATCTCTTGGTTATTCACCCCAAGATCTATATTCTGTACAAGGTTCGTACGGTCGTATCCCGTATTCGCTTTATACACGACCCCATCGTAAGTTAAATTACGATCGTGGTCAGTAAACCCAAGCACGGTTTCATCCTCACGGACGATTTTCCAGCATGTTGCCAATGTGGTTACTCGTCCAGCAATATGTGTGCCCAACTCAGACGAGCAACTCTTCGTCATCTTTTTCCTCCACAATCGTGATTTGTCCCCATGTATGATTATCATAAAATTTCATCGAGGCCTTCATGTGATCAACCCCAAAACGGCAATGACAATAAAACTCGAATGAAGCTTTTACAAGATGACCATTAGCCGGTAAATGACCGGCAACAAACGTGATTACACCGAGATTATAGTTGACGGTATAATCGACCCCCTCTTCCTTGACCACACTATTGACCGTTACCGACCATGGGTTAGTTTCACCATCCCAGAATGAGGCTGAAGTCGACGGATTTATTTTTGTTAAAGTTCTTGTATAGGTATAAGCACCGGATGTATATAATTTTTTACATTGAAATTGGGTCAACGACCCCGTGCCCGTGCCAAGTGTTTGTAATGTAGCATAATCGTCTGCCCAATCGTGAAACTTGAACGAATAACCTTGACCATATCGAGCATAAAAGAAAGCCAATAAGGCTTGAAATTCCGTCTCACTTTTTACCGCATGGGCAACATCCCACTCACCCCTTGCAATCGACCAATCGATATTACGACGGTCGCGACCTCCCTTGGGGTCGAAGATTGTGGTTTTAAATTTAGGCCCCCCGACCGCGTCCTGCGCGATCGAATCAGGAAATACCACATCATGAAATGATGCTGGAACGGCCATGATTAACTCCTATTCCGCGCGCGCATGAGCGCATACGTTTGATCTTCATCGATTTGTTTTTTTGATTTCACAAATGTGCCCGGATCGGGCGTGATAATATTCCAACTATTATTGATGTTAAATACACGCTCCCCACCGCCACGTACTTCGACGGGGATTCTTTCCCCCGAAGGAATGGGAAGAAAAGCTTCCCTACGGTACTTTTCCCCCGCAAGGATCGTTGGGCCATTTGTAATTCCGGACGTGCTATGTGTACGCGTGGGCATGGAACCTCCGTCGCCAAACATCATAGATTTTGGGATCCACACGCCCCCGTTCGCCGCGGGCATGGGGCCAATAAAATTGGGTGATCCCGGTGCAGGAGCTTTACCACCGCCGAATAATCCGCCCAACCAATTGAATAATCCTCCACCACCCTGAGCCATATTTCCTAAACCCCCTGTCATATCTCCCCCCATCATACTCGCCATCATGGGACGCACGACCATGGCCCGAGTGATCTCCGATACCATCATATCGGAGAATGCTTTCATGTCGAATGTTCCTTTTGTGATAAACTCCGTGAGCATGTCTTCAAGTCCCGAAAAAGCCTTTGACATAACGTCATAGGTTGTCTTTGCCGCGTCCGTCGCGGCATCTTTATAGTCCTTGAACGCAACCTTAGCACCCGACAGCCAAGAATTTTCTTGTAACATAAGTTGTTTCTCTTGTTCCTGTTGACGCTTGAACGCCGCCGTCATGGCGTTCGCATAAGTCGTATGATTGATCAAACCTTCACCGACCAATTTATGAAGTTCCTTCACCGTCTTATTATATTCAGCCATGGCGTCGAACTGGCGCCGATATCCATCCGCCAATTGCTCCAAGGCCTCTTGTTGTTTCTTTAACTCTTCGTTGCGACGCTTGAGTTCGTCCGCGTTTATTTTTGCAACATCTGCGTTATATTTCTTTTCAAGACTGATAAGAACCTCATTTGTGGCGGATCTCATAGCTTTCTCTTGCTCCGCCGAAAGCCCCTTTGTTGCCAACCGATCAGTAAGCGCCCGTTCGAGTTGCAACTTTCCTTCATCATATTCAAATTTAGTCTGACTAAGTCTTTGTTCCACACCCTCAAGTCCTAACTGCACGGACTCATGTTCATACCGGCGGCGAAGATCCGACATACTTTGAATATAATCCTTATACATGTCGGCGGCTTTTTCTTGTTCCTGTTTTTGTTTCTTTTGTGTTTCCTCATCGCTAGCCATATTAATAGGTGTTGGAGTTCGAGTAGGATCGGCATATCGACCTAATCCTTTTTTACCTATATTCTCAATCGACCGTTGATAATCATCTAATACTCCTTTGCGCAATTCCTCAAAATATGAAGCCGAAGGAGGAATAATTTGGCCCTCGATCATTACGCCCGAGAGTTTGCCGATAGTCTTATTGTATATATCAGCAATCCCATTTAACGTATTTGTAAAAACGGTGATTACTTTCGACAGGTCCTCGGCCATATTAATCTGAAATAAATTAAAGGTAGTAGTCATCCCTGTCACTTTAGCTTCCCAAATATCCGATACCATATTAATAGTATCAGCAAGTTTTTGGAGCAAATAAATTGTTTCATCGATCGGAAGGTGCGCTAATAATCCATTCGAATCCTCTACCGCCTTGTTCCACTCAATCTGGGCTCCGGTTACAAGAGAGATAACGTGAGCCATGATCCGAATAATTCCTGAAATGGCGCTGAGGACCGCGGTGAAGCCCGCGCCCATCCACTCATCGTTCGCATCGACCCATTTCTCCGTCGCCTGTGTGACGGCAATCAATGAATCTAAGAACTGACTTGTTCCCTCCGAAGTCATAAGTCCGAGTTTCACGAGCACTTTATCAAGGCTATTCATCAACGTGTCCCACTTGGCGTTGACCGTGGTCTTATAATCAGCCCATGCTTTTTCCGTCAAACCAAGCGATTGTTTCGTTCCGTCAAGCATCATTTTGACGCCAGCAAAGTCCTTGGCTTGTAGGGCAAGGATCCCCTGCATGGCTTCGATCGACCCGTAGAACTTACCGTAGTTAACCCCAGCATCATTCGCGGCCTTGTTGAGCATCTCCAATGCCGGTATCAAACCCTTCGTCTGAATCAATTGAATCGCGGTTTGGTAACCCATATCCTTCAGGGCTTTTGACATCTCTTCCGTCGGGTTGATTAACTTTTGGAATAGGTTCTTCAATGACGTGGCGGCGGTATGAGTATTCCCCGCCGTTAATGTAACTTGAGCAAGTGCCGCACCAAGTTCAAACGATGTTGCACCCGCGTTGTGGGCGATTGCGGATACCTCACCTATGACTGAGGCGAGTTCCGCAAACGTAGTTTGGCCGTAATTTTCAATTACGAATAATAGATCTGATGCTTGGGTCGCGGTTTTAATCTCGCCCTCGAATGCGGCCATCATCTTTGTGAGCGCAAGAATAGCCGTGGCTTGGTCGAGGTGTGCGGCTTTGGAGGCCTTTGATGCGACGGTAAGAAGATCAAGCGCATCGGCTCCCGCTTTTGCACCCGATGATATAGCATTATAATAGCCCGCGGCAAGATCGGATGGGCGTCCGAGGGCAGAGTCCAATGCCATAAGATCTTCCCTCATTTTGCCGAAAGGTGTACTTGTTACACGACCTAGATCGATGATGATAGATTGAAATTCCGCGGCACGACGGATAGCAGGAATAAGAGCCGCGGTCATGGCCGCGACCCCCACGGTTACACCTGCGATAGCAAGACCGAGAGGGATCATGGTGCTACGTAGAGCCGTCGTACTTACGCCCATCTTTTCCAAGGTCTGCATGGCTCGACCCATTTTTCCTTGGTAGGCGTCAGTCTTCGTACCGGTCTGATCGAGTTGCATACCTAACTTGGCGAGAGTACCCTCGATCTTTTTTACTTTTAAAGATCCGGAATCATCTACGTCGAACTCTAGGACGAGGGGTGGTAACTGGCTGACTGCCATGATCGTCTCGTTTCTGCTTCTCTTGTTGCTCTCGTTCTTGACGTTCCTTTTCTTGAACGCCAAGTACTATCTCCTCTACGACACGTGCTTGATCGAAGAGAGATAGTTGAAAATCAGGGCCGAGTCCTTCCAGTTCCATGACCCTAAAAAATACGGCCCAATCGAACGTCCCATTCGCATTTCGGCAAAGCCACGTACGTTCTAATATGCTATGAATGAGCATATTATCATGATTGATTTGTGGCATTTCGTTCGGGCACGTATGGCACGGTAACCGTAGTCGGTGCCCGAGTTTTTCCTCTTTCTTTTTATATAATAGTTTACAAACCTCGTTACAATGGCGAGGTCCGAAGTTGACGCTACGAGAAGCAATCCAACTCCAGACCTGCTTTAGTTTCCCATTGCAACATCTTCTTTTTTGTCCTCAGGCACGTCCTCCTCGTCATCAAGGACGTGCGTCTCATCCTGGAACATTGCGAGCATGACGAGATTCGCGAAACTTGCACACCTTTCCGAAAGTAATTTTTTATTCTCAGGGGTGCATGGTAGGCTATGGCCATCTGGCCCACAAATATCATCCCAATCAACCACGGACGTGACGAAGCGTTCATTATCTCTAGCCGCGACATTGATTACGGCCTTACCCTTATTGTGTTTGGTGTACCGTTTCTCAATTGCGAACTCTTGAGTACGAGACAACTTACGGTAAAAAATAGTAAAATGACTTTTACTGTAAACCGTACCTTCGAATGCTTTGTTCGTGTTATCGATCGATTGGTTTTCTGACCTAGTTAAATCTAATATTAATGTCATTGGTGGTCTCCTTGTAAATAGATTATATATTAAGCATCATACGCCGGATTCAGATTGACTAAAGTTACCTTTATTGCTGTTGCATCCGCATCATCTTGGTAATATGCCTGGAAATCAAGATCAAGAACAACCCCCTGCGGACCAGCAATATCAGGTGAAGAGAACTGATACTCAAGTTCATCAATATTAAATGTCAACGAACTTTCTCCATCAGGATGCGTGAACGCTAGTTCAAGTGAAGTCTCCGTATCTTCGTTCGCTTTTTCAAGAATTGTGTCGTCTTCGAATACAGCCGAGATCGACCCACTGACACCGGCGATACCTGACGGAAGTCTACGACGAACACCACCACCGCCGATCGTGAACCCGTCACCATCGAGATTATTTGATACATTCATGGAGAGTGTACGTAACAATTCGGTCGATACTCCACCCTCCTTTGCTGAACCATCCGCCATCTCATAACGTGAGAATGTATGCTCAGCTATATCGATCGCCCCACCGCCAATATAATCAGCATTATGAAGAATGGCTTGTACAGTTTTTGTAGATACTTGACCAGGGTCGACCGATCCGCCACGAGTAGTTTTAGCCGTCATATTTGAACCATCCGTCTTTACGGTAATGAAAGCTACCTTATAATCCGTGTCATAAATGATCATATCATCAACGACCGCGTCCGCTTGGGCAGCCGAAAAATCTACATCCCCTGCCGCACCGATCGTGATCGTGGAAGCAACTTTCACATCCGTTGATTTTACGTAAGTTGCCCCCATAATATCAAATGTAGCGATCAGTTGGTCCCCCGCTCCGTTTGCGGTAATTGACATACCGTTAATCTTGAGTCCTTTGAACAGTTGATAAATTGGGATATCGTGCGAACAATCGTGGGTCTCAAGAACAAATGACGGAAGTTCATCACAACTATTCACCTTAAATACGTGAGAGAATATAATCCTCTTGATTGATACGACCGCTTTTGCTGGGCTAGCGGCCACATCCACTACTGTATCAAGTCCATACGCATCTACGAGCACACACACGGTCGTGCTTGTGATCGATTTAATATACGCGGTGACGTTCGTATTATAAATAATTTGATCACCCACCTGCCATGCCGTTTGTTCGACCGATAACGTAGCTACTCCTGATGATATTACAATATTCGGTGCCCCCGTCTTAATATCGTCCGGCGTCGATGGAGTAGTCGTCGGATTACCAAGAAGCATAGCGAGATGATGTCCAAAGTTTACACGATCAACGGGTACGACAAGTTGCCCCGTTACATCCTTGTTCCCCTTGAACGGTTTCATCGGATTCCGATTACCTCGTAACGTCGGGGACGTGTTCTTCGGGGTAACCGCCTTAATTGTGCATGAGTTATACGGGATCTTACGAGGTTTCTTTAAGGCCTCGGATTTTAGCGTCTTATAAGACGCCTCACGGTCCCAGTACAATGTCGTGGATGCTCCACGTGCTTGTTCGTTTGCCATTTCTTGCCTCCGTTACGTGATAATATCGAATGGTATATTATAATTCTCTTGGTACCACCCCTTACGGGCTTCATCCACTTCCGTGGGTGACATGGTAAAGGAGGTTCCAAACTCTAATCGACAATTCCCTTCCGTGCCGACTAAAAACTTCTTACGCACGAGAAGTGTATCGAGCGTATCGGCAATTGTTTCTATATCCCCATGTCCCGTGCCTTTGCGCACGAACATTTGGATCGTCAACGTACATGAGTGTCGTTCACCCAATTTCTGGGCAAGGTTTAATGTCTCATGTGTGGAATCCGCGGCGAACACAAACAAAGCAATATATTGTGTCAAGGCGTCAGTGACTAACTCCCTATTCATGAATTGGATACTAGTCAATGTCCATGACGTGTTGAACAAGGTCTCGATCTTTCGGTATGCTAGATTATTTATATTAACCACGGTATCCCACCGCCTGTCTCCAAAGTTTAATGGCTCTTTCTCGACCCAGCACGTAGATCCCCTTTGGGGCTTGTTTGCTGTGGCCCATTTCTAATTTCCACGCGTAAGCGACGGAGTTAGAAATATAAACGGTAAACTTCTTTTGATTTCCCCATCCCTTTTTTATTTGATCGACAACCGACTTTGCTTTTGTGATGCTCGTGGCTGCATTATGTAACGTACATTTCGGCGTGATCAGGGTTTTTCCCGACGTGTTGAGACTACCGATATTAATTTCATGACTTGCCCTGTACCTCCCCGTATCGACCGGTGAGATATAAACCATGTACGTGTACGTCGAGAATATAATCTCCCTCGCGATCTTGTATTGTTGGTCGATCGACTGCGAGGCTACAGCCCCGAACACCTTGAGTATATCGTCCATGTTGTGGTGTTTCATCACAGTCTCCTAGCAATCACCATCCACGTTAAAGTTGTGGCGCCTAAACTTCTCGGATTAATATCGACAATCTGATACTTAAGTCCACCGATCGTAAGCGTGTCCTTGGATGAAAGATCCGTGGGCACAGTACCGTTCACACGACTGATCGTTACAAAGAGATCTCCCCGTTCTAGGATCTCTATCTTGGATACATCCTCCAACGTGGCTGCCCGAATGGCCGCGGTCACAGTGTAAGTTGCGGTTGTGTCGGTCGATTTACCCGTCGATGGAACGAACGCGCCCCTTGTGATACGGGTGATCGTTATACTTGTTGTAAATGTTAATCCTGGGACCATGGCCCCACTGAAAACATTCTTTACGATATTACTGATGACCGTGTTAATAACAGGCATAATTATTCCACGTAACTTTTCTTTCCCATGAAGGTCCTTATTGTAACAACCTCCTGGAACGCATTTGAATCAAAATCGTCGGCCGCAAGTTCAAATAACTTTTTCGCATCACTTACTTCGACTTCGTTATCGACCACGGCCGTTTGAAATGACATCAATCTTCCGAATAACTTACTGTCCACGTCCTCAAACTCGTCGAAAAATCCTTCGTTACTATCCTTCTTTCCCCCTATCCATCGCTCGGTCATCATGATTATCCTTTCTCGTATTGAATCCCATTGTCCCCCGGAAATGGTTCTAAATGGGGATTATTGCCCAATGAGATCTCATCGGGAATCCCATCGGGAAATGCTGCACATGTATAGTTACCCGTATCCGTCGTAAATGAACCATCCTTTTCTACCGGAGCCGTATTAGCGACTCCAAAGAAAAATTTACATTTACGAATATGGCACTTCGGTTCCATCATCATGTCGATCCTCCGTATACGATCTCCTTTATAAAGTCCTCTAATTCTTTCGGGAGTAGTCCACGGTCCCCATACTCTGGATGAAGATAAGCCGCAAAAGCCTCCGCGAACATCTCCAATTCCGTCGAATCAGCATAACGAGAGATCTTATCCTTTATTATACCCTGATTTTTGAACTTTGTAAATAGTTCGAGAACCTTAACTTTTTGTCTCTCTGTTATAATATTATGATAAATATAATGACCATATTCATGAGTCGTAACGGTCTCTATATCCTGGCCGATCGACCACTCACCAAACTTTAACGTGCCTCTTTGACGCTTAAGCAATGGGGCGCGTAATTCGATCAATCTCGTATTATTTGCAAATGTGTATGAATAGGCTCCTACTGCATTCCGTGACCCAGTTATCGGACCCGATTTTAATTCAAATAATTTAAGTCTACGAGTTTGGCGTACATTGGCCAACTTTTCATACAAAAATTCCGACTTATTCCAGATACTTGTTAATGCTTTACCGATACCATTATAAATTTCCTGAGCATTCGTTACCCCCTCCTCCGCCTTGCTCTTTGTCATCATATTAAACGTGTTCTTAAGTTCAACAAGTGACCAGGTCGCTTTTTCTTCGATCTTCATGATCGGTGCGGGTAACACACTCTCGGCAACCTGCTTATATCCGATGTACTTTTTGTATTTTGCGAGAGCGTCTATATCCGTGTCGAAATCCATGCCGCCTGACCATTCACGATCACGGAGGATCCACTTACCGATCGATTGCGAGAATGCATCAGGACCTCGCCCCATTGCTACATTACGCTCAAGATTCGCGAGATCCCAGATCGATCGTGGATCGACCTCGCTCACGAGCCGTCGTGCATAATTATATTCTTCCGGCGTAAATACCCGTGTCAGGGTATCTCTCTGCTCAATCAACCAATCACTAATATCGACTCGCAACTTATCCCATTCTTCTTGCTTCGGGATAAATCCCGCCCGTGCCCAGGCATAGGATCCGTCCTCTAATCCGGCCGTCAATTTAATACGTCGTACTCCTATGTCTTCATACAAACTCATCCAATTTCGTGCTATAATTTTAGCAATTCCTTGACCACGGAATCTTGGGTCAAGTTCAAGTATCGTATGATCGACAACCTTACGGTTGTTGGCCCCGCGAAAGATTTCACGTATAACGTGAACATCATTTGCAAAGCGATCAAGGCTCGTTCCGTTCTCCACGAGTCCTGCGTTCATAATAAAAGTGTTTCCGCTACGATACAAACTAACATTCTTTAATGTGAACTTGTCCTCTAATCCATTACCGAAACCCTTATAGAAATCACGCGGTGGGATTCCGATCAGGTCATTGTATAACGTGGCTAGTTGGTCATCTCTACGATCAAGCGTAAATCCTGCATCCAATAAGTTGTTCGTCGTAAACCTTGGATTTGTAACGGGTTTCCCGAACGGTGGTGGAACCTCTTTTGGTACCGGTGCAGCTACCATGGGCTCGATCTTCGGTTTGACTTTCGGCTCAACCTTCGGCTTAATTATATCCTCCGGTGTTGCTACAATCGGTGGTTTCTTTTCGATCGGACTTAATAAGTCATTAACCGAGAGCACACGATTATTGACCACCATATCCTCGACCCGTAATTTACCCTCCTTATACAACTTGTAACGTGCAGGACCGAGGTATTGTTTCTGCCATTCATCAGGTTGGTTGGCCAAAAAGTCTTTAAATTTCGTTTTTGCCGGTACCTGATCGACCTCCTCAATCTTCCATGTCGTCGAGGTCGTACCATCTTTATGATGAACGATATGCTTCGATTCTTTCTTAATCGACGGGCGCGTTCGCTCGTCGTCATAGTCGAAACGTGTTCGCGGCACGCGAATCGATCTACAAAGAACGTGAAGGGGAGGTGACGGTAAATCTGCTAGTTTCTTGGCGATCGTTCCGTCATAATTGGCGCAAATTAGGGTCGTGCGGATATCAAGTGTTGCTACGAATATGAAGTCTTCGATAATATCCGCATTCTCCTCATAGACCTCATCACGCGCCTTACTTGACACATGGTTGAAGGTCGTTCTTGCAATCATAAGGGCGCCTTTTCGGCCTATACCCTCTATGTTACGTAAACGTGTCACAGCTTGCGGGACGGTCTCAGCAAGAATCACGGATTGAGCCATCTCATTTGTGATTCTATGTTTTACTGACGCAAGATTATTATCGATAAAATCTGTGACCGTTCCTCCCGGTAAAGGATCCGACATGATCACGCCGATTTGGCGTGCCGGTAGGGTGTAGGGTGTGTCGGCAAGGTCTTCTTTCTTTAGCGACATGAACTGTCGTTTCATGCCATTATATTCCGATTGAATAACCTTGGCCGATTGTTCATCGATAATATCGGAGTATTTCTTTGTAGTCTCAGCAAGAACACCGGTCAATTCAAGTTGGGCACGTTCGTATCGCATGCGAGAGAATGAGCCGCTCGTCTCCGCTACCCTATTCGTGACAGAGGACAGGGCGTCTTGTAGTTGTTTGAATAAATCTTGAGACATCCCATTGGCGGCCGATTCGACCGCTAACGTGCGCCTCAAAATATACTCTTCCAACTTGGTCATAGTTTACCTTACAAACTCGAATGTTCCACCATGTCTCGCATCGTCCGATAACCAGGGGCGCAAGAGCGCTTCGACCGCGGCGAGGGATCCCCCAGCCGCCTGCTCAAGTAACTCAGTATCGATTGTCTTAGATAATCCAAATTCTAAGTCCACAGTCTGATACACCCCAATACTTTTGACCTGCTTCGCAGACCCCGATTGACCCGTAGTAGTATCCTGGTCGAGGTATTGCGCTTTAATCATCTCGAATTGTGCATACTTTATCTTACAATGAATGATCGTGGTATCCACGTCATTGAGTCGAGGAAATTCGCGTGCTTGTTCGTCGACACCGTAATAAGGACCACGCAACTTTGTACTTATTAATGGGTATCGGTCGATAGCTCTCGCGGCCGAGACTATTCTTTGAATCTTTATAGCTTCCGTAAATGCCGTCCAAATGGGGTTGAATTGTACATCGGCGAGAAAATAATCATCCGCCTCCGCCAAGGTCCCATAACTATTAGCATTTACCCCAGCCACAGTTGTATCAAGCGATAGGACCATTTTTCATCGCCTCCTCTTGATCACGATAATCTTTTACCATTGACATGTGGAACCGGCAAATATCATAACGATGACTAAACGCTTCTTCTAATCTTGCCACCGTTACGCCCTGGTGGCGTTGCTCATCGGCGATACTTTCTATTTTCTTTATCAGCCCGTTCGATATTTGTAATTGCATGTTAGAAACCTGTATCGTCACCGACTTTTCAAGGCCGTCTACCTTCGTCGATAATTTACCGAAAGTGAAGGATATGATTGCAACATTAATCAATACAGTTAGAAATAATACGCACAAACTTATAATGATCGGGATAATACTAAATGTATTTACAGCTTGTTCCATTAAATACTCCCATGCCAGCCAAAAGGTTAATAGTTAACCCTGACCGAATTTCATCCGGACTCCATTGAGTATACGCGACTCTGTTCAAGAAATCTTGAACAATTGTTTTATTAATTTGTATTGAATCTGTTAACCCACTATAATCGGATTGACAACAAGAAGCATACGGGGCCTCTTTATCACAAAATACCGGTACCCCCGCGATCATGGCTTCAAACGCGATCCCGGACGAGTGAGTTACGACCGCTCTCGCATGCGTAACCGCTTCCATAGCCGTATTATGTATAACTTGTACGTGATGACATGATAATTGATAAAGGTCCGCCGTTCCCGGATGCGGTTTCCATACGATCGGTTTACTCGTATATTCACGAATTTTACGAATTTGGTGTACCGCCCACGCCTCGACGTTCTCGAAACCCTTAGGTGGGTAGACTGAGCCCGCGAGCAATATATAATTTTCTTGCTTACGAGGAACACTTTCGGCGATAAGGCCAATTTCCTCAGCCCTATCAGGAGGGCATTCCTGCTCCATAAATTTATAACGATCGGTAACGAAGATAGTCCTGTACGATCTATTGACCGGCCAGTATGAATCATCAAGGATGAACCGGCAACATTCGTGGGACGCGAGAACCTCTGAGTGACGTGGGTATGAACCGTTCACTACAACCGCGTCGCATACCTCTTTTCGACCGCTGGGGAACGACTTCAGGTCGATCCAGTCGATTGAGCAACCATGACAAATACACCCCGCCGCGAACAATTGTAGCGTGTCGGTATTACGGGCTTCTTCAGAACTCAATCCAAGGAGACTACTAGTAGGTTTTACGAGTTGGCGACCATACAGAACTATCTTCATTTTACCTTACCAATTGTGTTTGATCTATAAGACTAATTTGAGTGTAGCTTCTCACTCAGGAGGTTCTTCATATCTGATGAACAGCTTAATGTCGTATCCCGGGGTCACGGTCGATACAAGATCGGCACGAAGTACCCCTAATCCCTTGGCGTCTATAGGTCCGATGATCCCGACTCGATCGATCACGGCCTGAGGGATACGTAACGGTAATAATGTATCAGGAGGTTGATTAATCGAAGCCCCGCCATTTAACGTTACGTACATTCCGCTGGGGAACATGGTCCCGTTATTTGCCGCTACCGTCGGCGTGGTCGTATTGATTACACTAATAAATATTTTCGGTGAACCTTTAATTTCAAACGACGCACCTTCGATATTCGTACCGCCAATCCCGGTAAAAGTCGTCGTAGTTTCACTGATTTTAAATACACCCGTGAAATCGGACGAGGCCCGAATCTCAGATGTT